ATTGACTGACTCCAGAGTCACCCCATACTTCCTTATAATTACATAAGGAACTGGGGTCAACCACAGGGCTACGTACACAAGTATACGTAGAGGTCAACCAGGTCCGAGATAACCTCTCGCAAGATCTCAAAGATCACGCGATAAGTTATTAAGGACCCTGGCCGCGAGTTCTTTACTATTAGTTCACTTAGCAAAAGTTTCTTTCTTAAGAAACTCTCGCATTTGAACTTTAAAGAACGCGCTCCCGTGCTTTAGATCCTGAACTGCCCTCACCCTTCCCTCTTCAAGAGCGAAGCTGAGGTTTCTGGATAAAAGACCTTTTGGTCCAAATAGCACTCATGACCCATAATCAAGGGGACCTCGGACTACATCGAAAGGCTTCGTGGAATCTTTTTTAAAAGATTTACCACGAACTTTCTTTGTACGTCCGGGCATCTCCAAGAATACTTGAGGGGCTCTAGTTCAACGAATGATATCCTTGCGAATAGCATCCGCTAACACTACTGCAGAAAGAAATCTATTACGGACGGCGGCCATTATAAGGCCTGGTCCAATAATAGAGTAGTCTTCCCCTTTCAAAGTCCGGACCCTTTTTGCGAACTCGATGAATTCTTTCGAAACAATCGATTTTGCTAGAGAGATCTGAACACCAAAACCTGTCATAAGTTGTAAGTAACGAGGCGCATCATCGCTTACGATGACGTCATCACCAAGGACCGCATATTTGCGGACACATTGGTGGCCGGATGCTTGTACAATCATGTGATGGGTTAAAGCTAGTGAAGCTCATGATGAGTATGCTCCCATAGGCTGACCAACAGAGTAACGAATTTCTTCGCCATCATGTTTGTCAAGCCTGAAGGGCATATCAACCAGGAGTGATCACAAATAAGAAAGTGGTTTACCGATGAATAGGGCTAATACATCTTTCTGAATATCGCGTGGCAGCCTATCGGTTGCTGCAGATAAGTCATAAGAGTAATAAGTACTACCATCGTCAACTAAAGCCTTTACAGGCTTTAATTGATCGTAAGTTCCATCAGTAGGGAGTCTTTCAAGAAACTTGAAGATTTCCCGATGAAGCGGGTATAGTGCATTCTGAACCCAGTAATTGGTAATACCAATTACCCGGGCCTTCCCAGCTGTATTATATACAGCTGTTATCCTAGAAACACCAGGTCCAACTCTTAAGTAGGCTAAATATTCGTCTACTGTTAATTGCAGATATTTATTTAAGTTAAGAAGCGGGATTGAACTAATAATTCAATCGACGAATCTAACCAAACAGATATCACCATATGAATACTCAGATGCTCAAAATCATCAATTCCTCTTCTGATCTAGATATTTAGCCTCGCAAGAGGATAGATAAATAGATGATAGTCTTTTTAGGACCATCAGAGGAAAGTTGATCAGAGGCTGACATTTCAATAGCGTTGCAAGAACACGGACAAATATAATAAACCTACTGAAGCGGAAGATCTTGGCTAGTACAAAGATCGGAAACAGAGATGCCAGTGAGAAAAATTGCAGGTACGACCGAGTCATAATATATCATGACAACAGAACTACCAGATACCATGGACGCTCATAAAGCGCCATAGCATCAGCGATAACTCCG